GGGAAATCAGCGTACCCTTGCCACGGGGTACGCGCGGTTTTCCGCCCTTTCGTGGCGACCCACAAAACAATAAGATGAAGAAGAAATATATTGAGGCAGATAGCCCCAATAAGTTCTTCGACAAACTTATTCGGTGGCTCGGAACTGGTATAAATTGTACCAGTAAGGAGCTCTCCTATGGTTTGTGGATTACAGACAAGATCCTTACAGTGTTGAAAACCCGTGGTAAACACGAGGCTATCAAATACTGTAAAGGCCTAAGATTGCAATTCCTTGATCTCATTTTATCAATGGATCCTGGTTTCAATCTAAGGGTTCCCAAGTCAGTTCCTAAAGTCCTTAGACCTATAAAGAAGTATATAGAGGGGAATGTTAATTACCCTTTTATTAGGCTAATTAACTCCTGTCTCTATGTCACTCGCTTTATAAGGTTGGAAGCTGTTCCAAATCACTCGACGATAGAAGCAAGGCCCGGTTATACCGGAGACCCCCGACATCTTCGAGATGATATGAAACTCTTCCTTAAGGACTTAGGCATCAATACGAAAATGGGATTAGGGAGAATTCCTAAGGCTTTACGCTTTAGTAACTTCCATATGACATCAAAGAAGGGGCCCAATGGGCATGCCCTTTGGACTTCCTTCGATGATGCACTGGCCCTGACCCCCGACATGCTCGAATCTATTCGAGTCGTGGGAGGGGATAGGCTCCATAATCTCATTTCTCGTTTTATGTCTCTTTATCTTACTATACCTGAATTCTTCGACCGGTTCAGAACCCTCACGGGTACTAGAATCCCTCGTAGAATATCATGTATACAAGATAAAGAGGGGAAAACGAGGGAAGTTGCTATAGGAGACTATTATACACAGGCAGCATTGCTACCTTTGCATAATTTTCTCTTCAAGCACCTTCGTCGTATCACTCAGGACTGTACCTTTAACCAAACGAAACTTTTTCGTTCCTTGAGAGTAGATAATGGGAGTTCTTTCCATTCTGTGGATTTAACCGCAGCAACGGATCGATTCCCAATATCTATCCAAAAGGAACTATTAGACGTTTGATTCGGTTCGGAGTATGCTAAACATTGAGAACGTCTCATGGTTGGTCAACCATTCTGTTATAAGAATGATTGAATAACCTACGGGACGGGTAATCCAATGGGATTTTATTCCTCTTGGGCTACATTCACAATGTGCCACCATTTCTTTTTATGGAAGGCCTGTAAAAAGGCCGGCCGTAATTGGAAACGGTGCCCTTATATGTTACTTGGTGACGATATCGTTATTGCTAACGATAAAGTTGCAAGTGAGTATAAGAGCTTACTCCGAGAGTGAGACATTTCCTTTTCTGTAGAAAAGACCCATGTTTCAGAATATGGGTTCGAATTTGCAAAGCAAATCCGTCTACATAGAGAAAATGTGTCACCTTTCCCTTTGTCTGCTCTCTTTGACAGAAGATCCGAAACATTTACATGTTTAGGTATCATCGTCTCAGAGCTAATGACGAAAGATTGGAAAACCGACATTGGTACTTCACTAAAGACCTACTTTATGGATGTCAAAGGGTGATCACGTCGTCATTATGACAACATGGCACCTAAGATTTCCTTAGTAGTATCTCTTTACTTATTCTTAAAGGGTAAAAGAGGACTAGGTAATGCTGTTAAAGATTACGTAGCTCTATGAACCGGAAAACGTTATGATGAGATAGATGACTGGGATTACCGCTTATACGGTAATTACCTAGCGCTTCTAACTCTTCACGACACTTTCCTTAAGAGTAAAGAAAGAGTAGTAACCGGTAATCAACCTCTTGGCGAACTCGCCACAGAGATGGTTATCGTAATTACGTCTTTAGAGAGTGAAGCTGATCAAGCAAGGTGTTTCGATTTGGTCGAAGCAGTACCTTTCCTGCAGATATATGGACGGGCCGAGGAAACCTTCCTCGGACTTAATACCGACATCTCCGTGTACATGATCGGGGAGACCCCGAGCAGTTCCGGAAGATGTTTGGTAAGGTCGATATACCTCTCTCAGACTCTGCTTTTTTATGAACGCCGTCAAGACGTCATAATAAACCAGTGCCTAAGAGCAGCTGATGTCATGATTGGGTACATTAAGTCAATTCCATCAATGAAGATTGATGAACTCGAGATTAACATACAGTTCCCTTGGTCGTCGTTCATTCGGCACCCTAGGGTACCTATGTTTAACAGACCATAGGATCTCTTCAGGTAGGAAAACCTACCTTTGGCCAATCATTTGGCTGGATTTCCCCCCATAAGGGGGGAAAACCCC